GTCATTGGCTTGATAGATATAGTCTACTAAATAGCTCGGTTCAAATTTCACATCTTGAAGTTTATCGTCAGCATATTCAACAAACTTCTCTACCTAATCTTGCGGAAAGGCGACACCGAACGCTTGCGGGTGCCCCTCTGCTAAGCTAGCATAACCGCTCTCTCGAACGAACGTCCGCAGGTCATCTAGGCCTCCCTTACTATATCCTCTTGCTGAGCCAGCCCATTCGCCAGCCGCATTTAGAGATAGTAGTAAAGTTGGACGTTGATATTTGGCCATCAGTCTATTAGCAATCAGTCCTGTAATACCCTTATCAAAGGAAGGGTTCTTTACTTTAATCACTAGTAGCTTATGGTCAAGAAGATCTTCTTCTTCGATCTATTGTTCTAACTCCGCTTGGGCAGAATCTTGTAATCTTGTTTGACGATTTTTAATATTTGTGCAGGTTCTTAAACTCTACTCTAGTCGCGTTTCTTCCTATCCTTTACAACCTCGCTTGGTAGAAGGCACCAAGTCATATGCTTTCCAGTCAAGCATAGACTCAAAGAGCAAAAACTTCTCTTCCATCGTGCCAACTCTTGTAACTGCGTTCATTAGAGGTACGATATAAAAGGCTACGCCAATAGGAGATAATATACTGCCAAGTGAATAAGAGTTCTTCTCAGCCATGCCTTTTATGAACGGATTGCGGAGACGCGATAAACCTAACTAAGTGAGATAATGAGTCTCTATATCTCTCTAGTCCATCATATCTCCCGTTAAGCCGATCGCTACGAGGTCAATAAAACGATCGGATAAGCGGTCGCCGCACATACTATCAATGTACATACATAATTTATAAACAATAGCCACACCAGATAGTGACTTAGTGGGATAGTCACATAGCTAATTATTTACTACCACAGCATATTCGGATACTTTATCTGCTATATGGTGGTCTAACACTAACACATCAACTCCACTCTCCTGTAACTCTTGATGATAACTATAATCATTGCTCGCGGAGTCGGGACAAACAACAAGTTTTACATCCTCTTGCAGTTCTAAGTCATGTAGACCATGAGTTTTACCTTCATGAGTAGTATAGCTAAAAAGGTTAATGGCAGAAGGAAAACGTGCATTAACATAGTTTAAAAGTAAGGCTGCTGAAGTGTACCCATCGCAATCACTGTCAAAGACGACCTAGATTTTATGCTCTTGCTAGATATGTGTAATTAATAACTATGCAGCTTCTTTAATATTATCTAATAGTAAAGGTGATAAATTATCATCTTCGGTTGGATGTAAGTAGTGATCTATATCCTATCGTGGAATACCACGGTTAGTTAGGATCTATTCAACTGGACTATATGAGGTGTTTATTGGGTTAATTAGTTTATACTACATAACATTCTCCTTTAATTTTTATTAAACTACACGAATCATATTACCTCCTTAAAACATAATTCTATTTAATACCAGGGTTTCAAATTTTTTAATTCCCTCGTCAATCGGACTAGACTTATATCCTGTAATCATATCCTTATCAAATATAGCTGTTATTTTAATAGTCTTGCCATACTTCTTATATATATGCAGTATCTTATTCTTTAATCGTTGAAACTCATCGTCACCAATCTCTTGAAATTGGCGATCAAAAGCAAGGATAATTTCTCGAGCACCCACCTGCCGCAAGAGGTGAATATGATAATTTGATACACTACTGCCGCAACAAGCGACTGAAATATCATTTTCTTTACCATATAACGTCTGGTAGAGAAGTGCGCTCTTTTCGCCTTCAAAGATAATAGCAACACCATATTGTCTTATCGCTTCTTTGCTATTGTTTAGATTATATAAATTCATTGACAAAGGATGTGTATAGAGAGTTTTACCTATTGAGAGCGGACGATATTTCCCATATCTTATCGCCCGTTCTTCATCTAGGTATCTTCCTCTAATGCCAATTAATCTATTATTTATATCAAAATGAGGAATAACTATCTGTTCGTTACCGGGATAGTAGCAGATTTGATTCTCCTTAATTATATCATATGAGATACCCTCTGCTTCCCAAGAAGCGATATGTGGGTGAGCAAACCTGGTAAGAATAATGGAGTCATAGGCGGGTAGCATAATATCTTCTACTTGTTTCATCGGTTCGCGTTTATGGCGTTTAAAAACTTCCCAATCTTCTAGGTTTTCTTCCTCTTGATCTAATTGTTCTTCTCCCTCAAAACCAAAATAGGTAGCTATATAGTTCATGGCATCATATAACTCCCAGTCAAGGTTTTTTTGATTCTTCATTACCTTGATACATAAATCAAAGATGTCGAAGCCTCCAGCGTCAGGACAACCAGAGTAGCAGATAAACAATCGTGTATTTTCATAGTAATACAATTTACGAGAGCCAACTCCTGGCAAATTATGGCAAATGGTTTGACTAATTAAACCAGTGGATACAAACTCTGGTTCTCCTCCCCATAACTCTAGTAAATCATAAATTTGTTCTAAGTCTAATCGTTCTTTAATTTTATCTTTATCATAGTATCGACTCATTGTGAAGGTAGCCCTCCAAGATTTTTATAGGTGATTCCCTTTATCATATTATAAAAAGCGGCATAAGTCATTTTAATAGGACAACTCTCATGTAAACTTCTAATACTCTATTTATCTTTATAAAATCTATTTCTATAATATAAGACTTGTTCCGACGATAATTTTCTATTATTTGAAATACGCTTCCAATCGACTTCTCGCTCTAATACAGGTAAATTCGTATAACTTTTTCCTGTAACTAAAGCTGTGATGGTATTGTAATTTACGTTTAATTCGTTGGCTAACGCCATAATGGTTTCCCCTTTGGCATAGCGTTGTTTAATGTTCATTGCCTCTTCATCAGACCAGATTCGGTGTCCCGGATCAATACAAATGGGATAAGTTTCTCCTTCGACTCTCCAAGCTTTTCCATAATTTATATTACTAATAGTACTAGAATATTTGATAGATGGAATTAATTTTAAAATGTCTGAATAAGACCATCTCTCTCTTAATTTTTCTTTAATTAAATCACATTCAGCCTATGTAATTTTACTTCCAGGAGCATTTTCCCCTCCTCCACAGGAGTAGCCATCCCCTCCAAAAGTTACGTTATATCCAATATTTCTGTCCGTGGCATTTAATTTTGCAATCCAATATTTTTCTCTTTTGTTAAGCTATTGTTCTTCACATTCTTCGAGAATTTCAAGATTAAAATTTTCTATACCGTATTTTCTCACAGCAGTATGAAAAGGTGTTTTAACATGCCGATAATTAACTTCCCACTACTCTTGAGGTACCTAACTGTCTCTTTTATGTTCGGTAAATCTTTGCTCTATATGTACCGATTTGCCCACATAAATTTTCCCATTGATTTGATTGGTTATTTTATATATACCACACATATTCTAACACTCCTTAATTATAATGAAAATACTTCCTTTCATTACTATATAAATGTTAGTATACTTCATTTAACGAGTTTTGTCCATTATTTCTTTTCCTCCCACGCTGCCGGGCCTTCATCTATCATAATTTTAATATCTTCAATACCAATTAAACTATGGTCCCATTTGGTTGCAAACATAGGCTTAATGCGGCAGGTGCCTAAATTCGCGTCACACCAAAGAAAAATTCCTCTATAGGGTCCTCTTCTATTTTTATAGATAGATATTTTAATATTTGGTCGTGAAAACTGCGGGTTTGCTATAAAGATCGGATCAAGTTTGGTCAAATCTTCATCAGTCACGTTCAAAAGAATCATACCCACATCAATTCGATCGGCAATCGACTTAGCACCACGAAGGAGATTTTGATCTGGCGTTTCGCTATCTTGATAAGCAGCATTTAGCTGTGTAGCAGACATAATAAAAATACCATACTTATTTGCCAGATCTTTTAATCTTGCAGACAACATAAAAAGAATATTATCTTCTCGAAGTCTAATTCCACCTGAGCGACGAGTAATCTCTTCTAAAATCTTGAGCGATGTATGCATATAGTCATAGCACACATACTTTATATCATGTTCTCTAATATTCTTCTTAATCTTATTCTCAACATCCTGAAGGGAAAAGTCTGGTAATTCTTCTATCCAGATCGGACTATTAGACAAGATCTCTCCTGCATGAATAATTCTTTCATATTCGTCATCTACATACTGACCATTTAGAATATGCTCTTCATTAACGTCGGCAAGAAACGCTAGCATCATTGTTTGGACTTCACTTTTATCCTGCTCTGTAGCAATAAATAAAGTGGGTTGTGATGTACCATTCTTAATCCATCCCCACTCAGAGTAAATCTCATTACAAGCGAAATTGCAAGCATCGGCGATTAGAGAGCGGGTCTTACCGGTCCCTGTAGCGGCCGACCGCAGGTAAAATTTACGAAGTCTTGCACCTCTTGTTACCGTATTAATCAGAGGGCCATATAAAGGAATACCAACTTCTGGGTGCTCTTTAAAACTTTCTACCAGCTCTAAAATACCTTCACCAGCTTGATATCCCAGCCCTAAATCATCTTCTACATACTTACTTCTTACTTCTTCAATCCGTTTATCAATAGCATCTGCGATCGTGGTTAAAGAAGAATTATCTAACCAGTCTTCTTGCTCTTGTTTTTGTTTTACATTTAAGTTGCGAGGATCATAAAAACTTGAAACATCGACTCCATAATTATCAAAAGCACGAAGTAAGGAGAACTTTTTTAAACGATTATAATAATAATTAAATGTATCCGGATTTGCGGCGGCCCTCACTTCGTCGAGATATTCAACGCCCTTGTTGGTTTGAAACACCGCATTAAATTTGGGCCTATTAGCTAGATAGTCGATGATAGCATCGGTGTTAACTTGGCTACCTGTCATATAGATATTATAAATACTACCAAATACGATTTTATGAAACTCTTCGACAAAGTCATCTTCATGGATAACATATTTATCTGTATCATCTAAGAGATTAGGATTTTTAAAAACACATCCAATTACTTGTGTAATTGCAGATACATCAACATATTTACTACTCATTCTTCATCTCCCTCGTCTAAAAAACTAAAGAGCTTTCTAGTATGTTTCATAGGTTCTCTCTATGGAGGGAGAATATGAACCTCTCTCATAGGTAATACATACTGCTCTACTTTAATTTCTTTATTACGTTCTTGTGCAGCTAAGATACTCAGCCAATAGTTACGAGCATCATCAATAATATATGGCACAATCATGTTATTCTTATGTTTCCATAAGCACTGACTATTTCTTACTAAAGCTTTATTGCTTTAGAATACCCGTTTCGAACAACGTACCAATAGTTGCTCTACTCCACCGATCCGTGGATAGTCGATACATCCTAACTGTTTAATTAATAATTAGCTAATTCTAATGGGGTAGGTCCATTTATCATTATAATAAGTTTGACCGCTATTTAATCTTTTTATCGTATCTACAGAACAATTAAATTCATTAGCTATTTCTTTAAAAGTCATAGGTGATTTTTTTAATAGCTCTCGAATACTTTCTGCCTCTGCATTATTAAATTTATAAGTAGGTCTTTTTACTC